CTAGATTTAGACTCTTAACCATGCTAAATACATTTTAATAAAAACATAAGGTGTAAAAAAATTATAAAAATTTTTTATGAGTTTGAAAACTATTGATCTAAATAAACTTCCGTCTGATAAACGTGATGAGTTTATACAATATGGATTATTACTAGATAAGAAAAAAAATCAAGAAAAAGTTAATAATGATTTTTTAAGTTTTGTTAAATCTGTATGGCCAGATTTTGTAGAAGGTAAACACCATAAAAAAATTGCTGAACAATTTAATCGTCTTGCAGAAGGAAAGATTAATAGATTAATAATCAATATGCCACCAAGGCATACTAAATCTGAATTTGCATCTTTTTTATTACCTGCATGGATGATTGGTAAAAATCCAAAATTAAAAATAATTCAAACAACCCATACCACGGAACTCGCAGTACGATTCGGTAGAAAAGCAAAACATTTAATTGATAGTCCTGATTATAAAAAATATTTTAAAACTACACTGCGCGAAGATTCCCAAGCCGCGGGCCGTTGGGAAACGGAACAAGGAGGTGAATACTTTGCAGCCGGTGTTGGATCGGCGATCACGGGTCGTGGAGCGGATTTACTTATCATCGATGATCCACACTCTGAACAAGACGCTATGAATCCCGAAGCGTTGGAACGCGCTTATGAATGGTATACTTCAGGACCACGTCAGCGTTTACAACCTGGTGGAAAGATTGTAGTAGTTATGACACGTTGGTCTTTAAAGGATCTTACTGGAGCGTTGATCGGGGCTCAAAAAGGAATTAAATCTGATCAATGGGAAATGATTCAGTTTCCGGCAATCCTTCCAACTAATAAACCTGTATGGCCAGAGTATTGGAAGTTATCAGAATTAGAATCAGTTAAAGCATCTTTATCTATTCAAAAATGGAACGCACAGTGGATGCAAAATCCAACATCAGAAGAAGGATCAATTATTAAACGTGAATGGTGGCGTAAATGGGACAAAGATTATATTCCAGATTTAGAACATGTTATTCAAAGTTATGATACTGCTTTCCTTAAAAAAGAATCAGCCGATTATTCTGCAATTACTACATGGGGAGTATTCTATCCAACCGAAGATTCAGGGCCTAATTTAATACTATTAGATTCATTAAAGAAAAGATTAGAGTTTCCAGAGCTTAGACGTGAAGCATTACAACAATATTATTATTGGCGACCTGATTCGGTAGTGGTTGAATCAAAAGCATCAGGATTACCGTTAACCTTTGAATTACGTAAAATGGGCATCCCTGTTATCAACTTTACACCAAGCAAAGGAAATGATAAGCATTCCAGAGTAAACGCCGTTGCCCCTCTTTTTGAGAGCGGACAAATTTGGGCGCCAGAGGCTGATTTTGCAGAAGAGGTTATTGAGGAATGCGCGGCATTTCCTTTTGGAGATCACGATGACCTCGTAGACTCAATGACACAGGCATTAATGAGATTTAGACAAGGAGGATTCTTGGAACATCCTGAAGACTATGTGGATGAACCAATTATCCAAGATAACGTGGAGTATTACTAATGGACCCAAAAACTATATACGCTTTAACTACTAATATTTTTAATAAACTTAAAAAATTAGGTATTAAACCTAAAATAGGTGTAACTACAGATGTTGAAAGATTAACAGGATCTAAAAATTCATTTAACACAGATTTAAGTAAAATAGGAGAAGCTACTCCTGAATCTTTAAAAAAGTTAATTACTAATGATGCAGACTTTTTAGCAAAAGCAAGTCCCGATGAACTTATGCAGTATAATAATAATTTAGAATACTTAACATCCACTTATCCAAAAACATTTTCAAAACCAGAAGTAATTACAGAATCTAAAACAGGAATTAAAAGTATAATGGATGAAACAGCTCCACAATCTAATGACATTAGTTGGGTTAGTAAAGAAAGAGATCGTATTATGGAATTATCAAACTACATGGACGAACAAGAAAAAATTTACGGCAAACCAAATGAAAACAATAAATTTGGTTTAGGTCAAATGAGAAAAAATATAAAAAAACAATTAGACTTATTAGATCAAGCAGAATTACAAGGTATAAATTATGACACTTACGAAACTGCAAGACGAGGATTGTTTAGAAGTAATGTAAGTAGTTCTCAATACCGCGCTAGAGAATTTGGTAAACCAATTGAAGACTTAGAAGTTTTTACAAAAGATATTAATAAGCAGTTAGAAGGTAAAGCATCTATGGAAACTGTTAATCCTAAAACAGGAGAAGTAACTTCTCCAAAAGAACCTGTTAAAACTTTAGATGAAGCTGAAATGATTAAACAAAAATATGGAAAGATTATTGATGATGATCTTTTACAAAAAATTTTAGTAGATGATGATCCACAAAGAAAAGCAGAAGTACTCGCAACAATTGATGAAGCATTAAAAATGCAAAACAAAGGAATAGGCCCTGATGAAATTATGGATATCATTAAAAACACTCCAAGAACTAAACAAGCTAAAGGAGGTTTGATTAAAGGTATATCTTATAAAAGTATGTTTTCTGATTTAGATAGGACTTTGGATAAAGGTCTTGGAACGATGTTTAAAAAGAGAAAACGATAATGAGAACAGTTGAAGAAACTAGAAAAAAAATAAAAGAAGCTATACAAAAACAAATTGATAGTGGAGAAACAATTAATATTAGAAAAATTGCTAGAGATGTAGGAGCTTCTCAAACTACTGCGGGAAGAGTTTTCTCAGAATCATTTAAAGATAATCCTAATGCAATATTAGGTAAAAATAGAAATGCAACTAAAATTATAGATAAAATTATTTCTGAAGGGGAAACAGACACAGATAAGATAAAAAAAATTGCATTAGATAAATATAAAATAAATGTTGCAAATAGAACTATTCAACAAAAAGTAAATATAGCAACTGATCTTTCTGTTCCAGAATATGAAGATATATTAAAAAATATAGTTAATGATAAAACATATAAACCGCCTATTGATATATCAGCAGCTGGAAAAGGATTAACTGCAAATTATAGACAAGCAAAAACTAATCTAAAAGAAGAAATTCCAAATCTACAAACTTTTATTGATCAAAGTTCTGCTAAAAGAAAAAAATTAACAAGAGCAGAAAATCCTGAAAAAAGAGAAATGGATTTAGTCAGTGCACAAATGAGAAGAGATAAAAGAAGATTTTCAGAAAAAGGAAAAATTGGTTTATCTGAAAGAGAATTAGATTTGAATAAACAACAAAGAACAGTACTTAAAAGAGTAAATGATATTATTAATAATAACCCAGAAGCAATATTAGAAGATAAGGAACTATTAGATAAAATTAGTACGCGTGTAGATAGAGAAGGAAATATATATAAAGCAAAGATTGATTTGTCTGCAGTAATTGATCCTAAAAAAGATGCAAGATTTTTTAATTTATCACATGGCAAAAGAGTTCAATTAGGGGGTGAACTATTAAATGCTCCTGCAAATAGATTTGCAGCACCTTTTTCTTTAAATCAATTCTTTATTCCTGATGCTGAAAAATTTATAGAAAAAAATTATGACAACCCGGAAGCTCAAACTAAAATTAATGACATTGTTGAAAAAGCAAAAGAATTAAAAGTTCCTTTAAGACCTGATGTTCCAAAAGGAATATTTAAAAATGAAGCAGGTAACCCAGTTAGATTTATTGGTTATACCGAAAATTTAGGTAAGCCTGTTGAAAAAATAATGGATGTCGTTAAAACATATACTCCTAAAAAATTAAACAAACTTACTTTACCTATTCTTGCTGGAACTGCACTTGTAGGAACAGCACAGGCTAAGACTCCAACAGGAGAAATGCAAACCGCGATGCAAGATCAAACAGCAGAGACGCAACCAGAACAATCCATTGAACAACAAATAGTGGAAGCAACAAAACCTAAATTATATTTTGATAAAGATTTAATGACTTTTATGAAAGATCCGGAAACACCTGCAGACCAATCGGATAAACTATATTGGCTTGCAGATAATCCAATTGCAGAAAACTCATTAGCAATTACTGCAGGATTAACAGCGGCACTCGCGATTCCCGGTGCGAAAGAAACTTATGAAGCTGCGCGAAGCGCGGGTCGTGGACCGACTAGATCAGCAGCAGGAGTTGCACTTAAAGGATTAGGTAGAGCTTTCACACCATTACCCGTGGCTGCAATGGATGCAGCTGAAATTGGAAGTAGAGTCGCGAAAGGTGAATCGGCATCAGATATTTTAACAAGTCCAACTACTTATATGAATTTAGCTTTTCTAGAGGGTCTTCCTAAAACACCAGGCCAATACCCATCTGCTGGAGCTTTAGGCAAAGTAAAAGATTTCTTTAATTTAAAAAATGTATCCGCTACAGCTGAACCTGGAATTATGAGCGCTGCATTAAGAATGGGATTAAATCCAAGAGTCATAGCAGGAGCTGGAAGATTTTTAGGAATACCAGGTCTTATTGCTTCAAGTTTGTATACAGGATATGATATGTATAACGAATACAAAGAAAATAAAAAACGAGAAGAATTAGGACTACCAAATGATTAGACGAGATTTTTTAAAATTTTTAGGTGCAGGACTTGCTTCATTACCCATGGTTGGAAAATTATTTAAAGAAGGTGCTCCTGAAATTAAAGCAGCTGCAAAAGGTATCATAAGATCATTACCTAAAGTAAAAGGAATGCCAGAATGGTTTTCACCGCTTGTTAATAAAATTATGAAAGAAGGTTCTGATATTTCCCCTAAAGTTAAAAATGTTGAAGATATGACTACGGTTAAAAAATTAGAAATACCATCTAAAACTGGAGAACCAGAAATAATTACACTTACCGAAAATAAAGTAACAGGAGAAATTACCATTGAATCTAAAACTGGAGGAGTAGCTGATTCGCCTTTTGAAATAACTTATAGACCTCCTAAATCAGATATTAATATAGAAACAGGTAAAGAAATAAAATCTCCAGGTGATTTTTATGTAGTAGAGAATAGACCAAAACCTGATTCTACTAACCCAGGCAAAGTTGAATTTGATTATGATACTTTTCACATTGATGATGCGCATAGCGATATTGAAAAATTAGAAAAAATTGGAACTGGAAAAATAAAAAATTTAGGAAAAGCTGAAGAAAGAATAAAAAATAAACAAAGAACAGAAAGCCATCCCTACGAAGATATTATGGATAGATATCCAGATCCTGATTATGCAAAAGGAGGTTTAGCTAGTTTTGCAAATGGTGGACTTGCTCCTATTACAAATAGAACACCTATTGCACCTGGATATTATAAAGGAGGATATATTAGTAAAGGTGAACATGTTAATACAGATTTGACAAGAACCATTCCACCTGTTAAAGGTCCTGATTCACAAGGTGTTGAAACATTATTCAAAAGAAGGTATAGATAATCATGGCTGATATAGATAAGGCGTTGCCTAATACATTAATGGATGGCATGCAACTTCCTAATCAAGGAGTTGATCAAATAATTCAAGAACCAGAAGTAGTACCAACTGAAGGTGCTCAAGTTATTCCAACTGAAGATGGCGGTGCAGAAATTTCTTTTGATCCACAAGCTGAAGCAATGGAAGGTGGACAAGAACATGATGCAAATTTAGCAGAATTTTTAGACGATAAAATTCTTGGAGAAATAGGATCTGATCTTCAAGAAAAATATACAGATTACAAATCATCAAGACAAGATTGGGAACAAACTTATGTTAAAGGTTTAGATCTTTTAGGATTCACTTATAAAACAAGAACACAACCATTTAGAAATGCATCTGGAGTTACACATCCAGTTCTTGCAGAAGCAGTTACACAATTTCAAGCTCAAGCCTATAAAGAATTATTACCAGCAGGTGGACCTGTTAGAACTGAAATCGTAGGACTTTCAGATCGTAATAAAGAAGACCAAGCAAATCGTGTTAAAGATTTTATGAATTATCAAATTATGGATGTTATGAAAGAATATGAACCAGAATTTGATCAAATGTTATTTTATTTACCATTATCAGGATCTACATTTAAAAAAGTTTATTATGACGCAATGTTACAAAGAGCAGTATCTAAATTTATTCCATCAGATGATTTAATAGTTCCATATACTGCAACTTCATTAGAAGATGCTGAAGCAATTATTCATGTAATTAAAATTTCTGAAAATGATTTAAAAAAACAACAAGTTTCTGGTTTTTATAAAGACGTTGATTTAGGAGAACCACCTTTACAACAAGATGAGATTGAGAAAAAACAATTAGAATTACAAGGTATTAGAATTTCTAAACAAGCAGATGTTTTCACATTATTAGAATGTCACGTTAATTTAGATTTGGAAGGTTTTGAGGACAAAGATCAAAATGGTGAGCCCACAGGTATTAAACTTCCATACATTGTAACTATTGAAGAAGGATCAATGGAGGTTCTTTCAATTAAAAGAAATTATAAAGCTGATGATCAATTAAAGAAAAAAACTAGTTACTTTGTGCATTTTAAATTTTTACCAGGACTTGGTTTTTATGGATTTGGTTTAATTCATATGATTGGCGGTCTATCAAGAACTGCAACACAAGCTCTTAGACAATTATTAGATGCAGGAACTTTAGCTAATTTACCAGCAGGATTTAAAATGCGTGGTATTAGAGTTAGAGATGATGCACAACCCATTCAACCAGGTGAGTTTAGAGACGTAGATGCACCAGGTGGAAATCTTAAAGATGCATTTATGCCTTTACCATTTAAAGGACCCGATGCAATTCTATTACAATTAATGGGAGTTGTAGTTGATGCAAGTCAACGCTTCGCGAGCATCGCAGATGCACAAGTGGGCGATATGAACCAACAGGCAGCTGTGGGTACTACTATGGCATTACTTGAAAGAGGATCAAGAGTTATGTCAGCAATTCATAAAAGAATTTATGCGGCTATGAAACAAGAGTTTGAATTATTAGCAAATGTATTTTCAAGTTATTTACCTCCTGTTTATCCATATGATGTTGTAGGTGGACAAAGACAAATTAAACAAGCAGACTTTGATGATAAAGTAGATATCGTTCCAGTTGCAGATCCAAATATATTTTCTCAATCACAAAGAATTAGTTTAGCACAAACTCAATTACAACTTGCTCAATCTAATCCACAGATTCATGATTTATATCAAGCTTATAGAAAAATGTATGAAGCAATGGGAGTTAAAGATATTGATTTAATACTTCCTGCTCCACAACAACCACAACCAATGGATCCAAGTTTAGAACATATTACTGCAATGTCAGCAAAACCATTTCAAGCTTTTCCTGGTCAAGATCATAAAGCACACATTGATGCGCATTTGAATTTCATGCAATTAAATATGGTTAGAAATAATCCGTTAACAGTTGCTGCAATTCAAAAAAATATACTTGAACATATTTCTTTAATGTCTCAAGAACATGTACAAGTGGAATTTGTACAAGAATTACAACAGATACCTATGTTACAACAACAAGCACAAACAAATCCACAAGCCGCTCAACAATTACAACGTATCTCTATACAAATTGAAGCAAGAAAATCTCAATTAGTAGCTGAAATGATGAAAGATTTTGCAGAAGAAGAAAATAAAGTTATAGGTCAATTTGATTCTGACCCATTATTGAAGTTAAAATCACGTGAAGTTGACTTAAAAGCACTAGAAAATGAGCAAAAACGTAAAGAAGCTGAAGATAGGATCAATTTAGACAAGCTAAAAACTCTATTAAATCAAAATAATGAAGAAAATAAGCTTGCACAAAACCAAGATTTAGCTAAACTGCGTGCTAGTGTAAGTCTTGCAAAACAGAATACACCAAAAAATACTAATTAAGTAAAAATATGAAAAAAAATCCAGGAAAAGTAAAAACTGTTATGCATGAATTCAAAGCAGGAAAATTACATTCAGGAAAATCTGGAAAAATAGTTAAAAACCCAAAACAAGCGATTGCGATCGCATTATCGGAGGCAAATATGTCTAAAAAAGGTTACGCTAAAGGCGGAATGGTAAAAGGCAATGATGATTCATCATCTGCTTACGGAACACAAGTTGGAAATCATAATAAATTTTTAAATTCTGATGGCTATAAAAAAGGCGGCATTGATGTTGAAGTTACAAATAAAATGGAAACACAAAGTGTACAAGTAAAAGGTCAAAGCAGAATGTTACCAGAGAAAAAATCTAAAGCTGAATGGTACTA